GCACCGGGGTTCTTTGGTTTAAATACTCAGGATGCTAGTACGCAGCTTGAGAATGGCTTTGCTTTACAGGCTATTAATGCAGTAATTGATAAGTTTGGTCGTATCGGTACTCGTAAGGGTTGGACAAAGGTTAATACTTCTACTCCAACAGCTCTTAATAATCAAGCTATAAAGCAGATCAATGAACTTATTGGAACTGATGGTACTAAGTACGTACTCGCCACAGGAAATAACAAGATATTCAAGCTTAGTGGCACAGCATTATCAGAGATTACTTATGGTGGCGGAGGAACTGCACCAACGATCACTGCAGATAATTGGTCTATCGCTACTCTTAACAACAAAGCTTACTTCTTCCAAGCCAATCATGATCCGTTAATCTTTGATCCTGCATTAAGTACTACACAATATCGTAGAGTTAGTGAGCATCCTACTTATTCAGGTACTGTACCACAAGGTAATGTTGTATTAGCTGCTTATGGTCGTTTATGGGTAGCTGCTACAGCAGGTAACAGACAAATTGTATACTTCTCAGATATCTCTGCAGGTACTGTATGGAATACAGGCACAGCCGGTAGTTTAGATGTCTCTCAAGTATGGACTATGGGTACTGATGAGATCACAGCACTAGGTGCTCATGGTGGTTTCTTAGTTATATTTGGTCTAAGACAGACACTAATTTATCAACAGCCTCAAGATCCGAATACTATGTCACTTCTTGAAGGTGTTAACGGTGTCGGATGTATAGCTAGAGATTCTGTTAAGAACATCAGCAATGATATGTTATTCTTATCAGACTCAGGTGTACGTTCTTTTGCACGTTTAGTACAAGAGAAGTCTATGCCAATGCGTGACATCAGTAAGAATGTTCGTGATGATTTATTAGCTCTGATTCCCGGTGAGAACATGGCTAACGTAAGAGCAGCATATAATGAGAAGGATGCATTCTATGTAATCTCTTTCCCTACATCTAGAACAGCATATTGCTTTGACGTACGTACTCCATTGCCTGATCAATCAGCAAGAGCTACTACATGGTAGACTATTGATGGGTTTTAATGGTTATATTGGTAAGTATGATGGCTATCAAGATGATGGTGCTACTTATCCGTTTGTATATTACACGAACTACTTTGACTTCCAGACACCAACGACTGAAAAGATTCTTAAGAAGATTGGTTATACAGTAGCCGGTGGTGTTAATCAGATAGTAACAGTACGTTGGGGTTTTGATTACGCTAACGATTACAGATCTGAATTAACTACAGTAGGTAGTCAAGTAGTTTATGAGTATGGTACTGCTGAGTATGGTATTGCAGAGTACACAGGCGGTGTTGATATTGATCAGAAGAGAGTAAATACTTCTGGAAGAGGTAAGATTATTCAGATCGGTTTTGAGACTAACGTAGACGGTCAAGCGTTATCTATTCAGAAGATTGATGTATATGTTAAACAAGGAAGATTGCTATGAGCGATTACACAAAATCTACTAACTTTACAGTTAAAGATTCTTTACCATCAGGAAACACTAATAAGGTTGTTCGTGGTTCAGAATTAGATACTGAGTTTACTAATATCCAGACTGCTGTAGCTACTAAGGTAGAGAAGAATAATGGTGCTCATACTGGTACAGCTACTATGGAAAGCATTTCTTTTTCAGGAACTATTGACGGTACTGGTACAGTAAATGGCGGTACATACTAAAGTACCGGTAGTAAACAGATTAAACTACACAATGTATCTAGAGTTCTTTGCAGGTATGTTGTGGTTCCACACAGATGTATATAAGTGGGACAAAGAAGTAAAGAAGCAGTACTTAGAAGATTTAAACTTATTACAGTATCTTGTCGGAACTCCGTTAGTCGCCCTTGTTGAAGAGGATAACACTAAGTTAGCGAAGTTTGGAAAAGTAACTGGTTGGCATCAAGTAGATACTATAGTACTTGATAACGGTAAACAAGGTCATATTTATAGTTGGAGTAAATAAACATGGGAAGTGCAGTCGGTACATTAGCAGGTGCAGCACTTGGATCAGTAGTTCCGGGAGTAGGTACTGCTCTTGGTGCTTCTTTAGGCGGTGCTGCCGGTTCATTATTAGGTGGTAAACCTAACGTATCTGGTGCGTATGGTGGAGCTTCTGCTCAGCAATTAGCTGCAGCACAACAAGCATCTAATATGGCACAGTTCCGTCCAGTAGGTATTACTACTAGATTCGGTCAATCTAACTTTGAGCTAAACCCTGAAGGTCAATTAGTATCGGCAGGCTATACAGTAGATCCTACGCTACGTGCTATTCAGGATCGATTGTTAGCACAGGCTACATCGTATGATCCTACTCAGGTAGCTCAACAAGCACAGGCTTTTGCTCCTGCTGCTCAGCGTCTATTCGGTTTAGGCGAACAATACTTAGCTACTTCTCCAGAGCAAGCTAGACAAGATTACATGGCTACTCAGTTAGCTGCTCTAGAGCCTTCACGTGAGCGTCAGCTATCGGGCATTCGTAATCGTCTATTCCAGACAGGTCGTACTGGTTTAGCTACTGGTGGTACAGCTACTCAGGCAGCCTCTAATCCAGAACTACAAGCTTACTACAATGCATTAGCTCAGCAAGATCTCCAATTAGCTGCCAGTGCAGAACAAGCTGCTCAGCAACGTGCTCAGTTTGGTAGTGGTTTATTCGGTACAGCAGGTTCATTACTTGCACAGATTCCCGGATTGACTACTGCAGGCTACTCTCCATTACAGACACAGCTAGGCTTAGCGGGTACTATCGAGAACCTTGGTATGCAGCCTCTAGATTTAGGTGCTCAGTTAGGCGGTCGATCAGCTCAAGCAGGTGCTGCAGCAGGTCAATTGCTGTCTACTGGTACAAGCAACGCTGCTCTAACAGGTCTTGCAGGTCAAGTAGCTCAGCAAGGTATTAATGCTACACGTAACACAGCATTGACTAATCAGCTAAGCTCTGTATTCGCTAATCCAGAAGCACAATCAGCAGGTAAGAGCTTACTGGGTTCTATCATGGGAGTACCATCAGAAGTTTATAACTATGGCTACAATCCATTTAGAGCTAACTTTGGTGGCTTTGATTTGAATAGTGGTACTACACCGGGTCTATGGTCAGACCTCTCATTTGATTAAGGAGTTATGATGGCAGAGAAAAACAATCCAATGGGTATGTTTGGTATCACACCTGAACTATTCATGCAAAATAGACAAGCTCAAGATGAGGCTGAGCAGATTGCTTTAGGTAAGATGGCTGCTAATCCGGGTACTATGATGAGCCCTTCTTTAGCACCTTTATATGCACAAGCAGCTCAGCAAGGTCAGTTAATTGGTCGTGGTGTGCAGGGTTTATTAGGTGTTCAAGATCCGGGTCTACAACGTGCTACTCAAGTACAGCAAGCAGCAGATGCTGTTAGAGGCATGGACATCGATATGAATGATCCAAAGCAGATCTATCCTGCAATGATTAAAGAACTACAGAAGCGTGGCTTAACAGATATGGCTTTGCCTTTGGTTAAAGAATATCAAGCAGCACTAGCTCAAGAGTCTCGTATGAAGTATGAGCAAGCTATGGCTGATAAGACTACTGCAGAGAAGTATGATCTCAAGCTTGATCCATTCGGTCGCTTCGGTATCGTTATGAATCAGCGTACTGGTGGTGTTAGCACAGTTCCTATCACTGGTATGGGTGCTGTTCCTAGTGCTCAAGGCGGAACTCCTGCTCCTACAGCAGTTCCATCATCACAACAGTTCATCTTTGAAAACGGTGTTCTTAAAGTAAACCCTAACTATAAGCCATAAACCATGACCAAGTACATGACAGTAGAAGTACCTGTCTTTGGAAAGATGGTTGTTCCGGAAGGTACTAATCCAGATGACTTGATGAGAGCACTGGGTAAAGAACTCGGAGTAGATATATCTAAGCAGTATAGTAACTTTGAAGCATTCTCTAGAGGTGCTGAAAGAGGTGCTACAGGTACTGCTCGTGGTTTTGCTCAAGTAGATGGCTATAAAGAATCAGCAGAGCCTATCGCTCCAGTAGATCCTTTGACAGATGCTACAATGATTACTCCATCAGGAGTATCTGCAGAGCAGCAACGACAGACAGACTTACGTAAAGAGTTTGAATATGAATTAGCTAAGCTACAGGGTAGATCTGCGGCAGCTATGTCAGGCTATGCTTTAGGTACACTAGCTGACCCAGTTAACTTAATTGGTGGTAGTGCTAACACAGTACGTAGAATCGTTACTGAAGGTGTCATTGCCGGTGGTGTACAAGGTTTCTTTGATCCGTTATATGGTCAAGAAGATACGATGGCTAATCGTTTCATAGGAGCAGGTGTTGGTGCTACTGGCGGTGCTATTATTGGATACGGTCTAGGTAAAGCAGCTAAGAAGTTAGGTTGGTTAGACGATAGTCCTAAGATTAAACTTGATGATGAACTAGCTACAGACACTCTTACAAAGGCGGTTGATGATGAGATTAATTCACCTTTATCTACAAAGAAAGCTGAAGTAAGTCCTGAGCCTACTCCTCCTACTGCTCCTGCAGCAGAAGCTCTGCCACAAGCTACTCCATCTGCTGCTACAGTAGGTGCTCCTTCTGATGTTCCACAGTTCTTACAAGGCTATGATCAGACTCTTCCACAGGCTCTAGCTAAAGCTACTCCTCGTTATGGTCGTGATGTTGTCGGCTTTGAATCAGATCTAGATCGTGCACTCTATATTGTACGTGATGGTGCTAAAAAATCTAAAGCAGATCAGCAGTACATGGACTGGATCAAATCAGTTACTGGTATTGAAGACGAAGCTGTAATACGTCAACTAGGCAACAACGTCAAAGAGCACGTTAAGAATACACCTGATAAGGGTGTGATTCCCCCATCTAATATTGAGCTTCCTAACCTTCCTCCTAAGACTGGTATCGCTGCTCCTACATCACCGTTTGCAGGTACAACTACTAAGCTAGGTGTTGGCTTTGATCCCAACGCTAGTGCTTGGGTAGGGCTTGACAATCAGTCCAAAAACCTGTATAATATAGGTAGAAGATTCCTTGAGTTTGACACTACAGGTATTAAGCCTCGCTTATCTGCTTTAGAACAGAAGCAAGCGTTTGATGCTGTAAAGGCAATCGATCCGAACTTCACTGCAAAGGAAATGCCTGATCTATTCAGAGGATATGCTAAGGTGCTAGACAATCTGTATGAGTTACGTGGTAAAGATTACTCAATGCCTAGCCTAGAGCAATTAGTTAAGAATAGAATCAGTCATGAAGACTTTACAGATCTCTTTAATCGTGGTGTATTTGACGGTTGTGAACTATGAAAAAGTGTAACCTATCGTATTACAAGTACTTCTTACCTAAGTCAAAGGATGTACCTCCAACGTCTCGTCAGTTAGAGATGATGAAGGACATGACTAAGGAGCGTAAGTCTAAGTACATTGCATTCCGGTCTTGGTTAGATTCTTCTGATAAGTCAAGCCTAGGTAATCTAGCTGCTATCAAGAAGGAGAAGTTTGCTGCTGAGTCTCAGTTAGGATGGTCTCAGCGTAAGATCGATGAGTTCACAGAAGATCAAGCTAAGCTATTAGAGAACAAGATTAAGGAAGTTAACGGTGACATGACTGATCCCGGTATGTTGTTGTTACAGAACCGTGTTAGAGGTGACGTATTCAACGCTGCTGAGAAAGAGTTAGTTACACGTACATTCTTAAACCGATTAAACAATCTAGATCTATTGACTAAACAGATTGATAATGCTGTAGCTACAAATAATGAGGCTGCTTTAGAAGCACTCGCTATCGAAATGAACAAGACTGCTGCTGCATTCGCTGCTTACTTCGGTGACATTAACGCTACATCTGCTGCATTCAGACAGATCAGACGCATGAATAACACAATCAAGCAAGGTCGTAGATTAGAGAAGCTCTTTGAAAATGGAGGCTGCTAATGGCTTTTGTAGGTGATTGTCTAAAGAAGATTGCAGACGGTATCAATCAGATCAATAACTCTCAGTACTTTGATGAGGCTGCTGCTGCACAAGCTAAAGCTAAAGCAATCTACAAAGTAACTCGTGAGCCTACCTTCTTACAGAAGTTTGACTCTTACATCCGTAACTCTTACTTATCTGCCACGACTACTGCAGTTACTAACTTCTTAGGTAACGTTACTAAAGTTATCACAGAACCATTCGTAACCTTTGGTACTTCTCTTACAAGTAAAGACGTAAAGATGGTAGATGCTCTGTATGAAATGCAGGGTATGGCTAAGGGTTTCATGAAAGCTGCTCCACGATTCTGGAATAACTTATCAGATACACTCAAGCAAGGTGGTCTAGGTGCTGCTGAGGTTGCTGAATCTGCAGGTACTTCTATGACATCCGGTAAGATCAGCGATATCCGATTCCTCAATCAAGTTGGTACATTCCCTATTGCGTTGACTAAAGCACTTGATGAAGGTACTAAAGCAGTACTGGATGCTATGGGTGCAGAAGTAGCTAAGGCACGTCTATTGCGTGATCCTCGTGTGGCTAAGTTCGCTCAGAAGAATAACTTATCTGAGACTGATCTAGATACAGAAGCTATGAAGTTTCTTATGGGTGATCCAAGTAAGTTAGATATGCTTGGTAAGTTTACTGATATTGGTAAGTACGCTAAAGAGATTAAGCTCTGGTCAGACTACAACACATACAATAACCCACTAGGTAACTCTACATTTGATCGTATCGCTAAAGCTATCGAAGGTGCTCGTGAACGTACTCCAGTATTAGGTACTCTATTAGTACCGTTTATTAAAGTTCCTTTGAACGTGGCTAAAGAAGGTGCTACATACGTACCCGGATTAGGTATGCTACGTACTATCACAGCTAAGAATGACTATAACACAGCAGTTACTAAGATTGCTGAGACAAAGAATAAACTTCTAGATGCTAAGCGTAAGCTAGGTCAAGCTACTGACGATGCTGCTAAAGAAACTGCTACTCTTCGTGTCGAGAAGTTAACTGATGATCTGAATAAACTAGAAGCATACAAAGATTTCGTTAAAGAACTACCTGCACGATTCAGAGCACAGCAATTGATCGGTATGGGTGTAGCTCTACAGACTTACTCTATGGCTAACTCTGGATTAATCACTGGTCACTTCAACGATCCTGCTTTACGTGAGCGTATGGAAGCTGCCAAGATTCCTCCAATGTCAGTACGTATTGGTGATAAATGGTATAGCTATGAGAAGATTGAACCGTTCGCTACTATCATGGGTATGATGGCAGACTGGTCAGCTCATGAGAAGTCTATGGCACGTGAAGGTAAACCTCTATTAGATATCGAGACTGCTAAGAAAGTTCCACAGATCCTTGCAGATAACTTCTTAAACAAGACTTTCACAGAGTCATTGTTCAAAGTATCTCAAGCAATGTCACAGCCTGAGCGTTATGGTTCTAACCTAGCAGGTATCTTGAATCCTGTCGTACCTTCTATCCAAGACCCTACTAAGCGTGATATCAGAGAAGGATTGATGTCTCCAGTGAATGCATTGAAGGCACGTATTCCCGGTATGCGTGAGACTCTACCTGCGGATGTAGATATCCTAGGACGTGAGAAGCAACAGATTAGCTCTACTGCTGAGGGTATTCTAGGTAAGCAGCCATTAGTACCTAAACAGGCTTCTAGAGATCCTATTGAGGGTATGATAGCTAACCCTTACCTAAGCGTTGGAAAGCTAACTAAGGACGTATACGGGGTTGAATTAGAGCCTAAAGATTATGAGATTATGCGTAGAGATTCAGGTAAGACTGCATACAGTATTCTCCAGACTTTAGCATCTGATCCTACATTCAATACTCAACCACGTCCTATGCAAGCTGCTATCGTTAAGAAGGTATTTTCAGAAGTGCGTAAGAATGCTAAGGGTGTTAAAGCAGGTGAAATGATGCTTGATCCTCAGAAGCAGAATGAGATTATCTCTGGCATGATGCGTAAGCGTGGTATGCAGGAGGACACAGAATGATACCTGCAGCATTACTAATTGAAGTCGGTGCTAGAATACTAGACAAGATTATTCCTGATAAGGATGCTAGAGCTAAGGCTCAAGAGGAGCTACTTAAGACAGCGAATGATCAGGAGTTTCAATTAGCACTTGCTCAGATAGAAGTTAATAAAGAAGAAGCTAAATCAGAAAGCTTATTCAAATCAGGATGGAGACCTGCTATCGGATGGACTTGTACGTTAGGTCTTATCTATAACTTTGTACTCTATCCATTCCTGTTATGGCTTGTCGCTGTAACTGGGTCTACTATTGTACCTCCACCATTGATCTCAGAC